TCCGAATAAAGTATCTGACCCCGATGCACAAGGGTAGGAGCATCGATATGGAGCCGAGATCCGCCAAACATGAAACCACAGAATTCGCCAACATCCCTCACAGAAACCTTCTCCACAAAGTTGAGCCCAAAGTGTCTGGGAGACGTGTACCCGAAAATCCCACAATAAATGGAATCGTCACCGCAGAAAGCCGAAACGATAGGAGCCTTCTCAGTGTGGGTCGGAGTGTCGAGGGCGCTCACCGAAGGCAAGTCAGAGCAAAGACCGCTGATCATCATGTTGCCGATCGTATTATTAAGGAGGGTGAAACGATCGCCGGATTTCTGCATCTCAGGAAGAGGACCAAAGAAAGCTTGGCCGTGAGCGCGGTCGCGTGCAAACCGATTGGCAATATGCAAGGGCATTCCCCATCCTAAGTAGATCTTGCGATAGGCCTCAGTGAAGTTGGCATCTACGCCGGTATCCCATCCAGTGTAATCAACGTACGTAACTCTACTGGATTGGTCCCAGTTGCGTTGATACCAGCGGTCAAGCGCGGCAGGAGACATGCGCGTGCTGAATAGTACCCCGGGGCGAAGATGCTCGATCAGCATGTACTCACAATAAAGAGCCCAGACGGCCCAGTCCATATGATGATGAGGAGACATGTTGGCGATCATCTGGAATTTAGTTGCTGAGGCGTAACGCTTGGGAAATTTCTTTACACGCTGGGACTTAGGGAAGACATCGACCCAATCGTACGGCCAATCGACGGGAGCAGCATCTACACGCGCTTGAAGTGAAGCCTTTGTGCGTCCACCAGCCCAGGACTTGAGGAAGTCTTTTTGAGCACGATGGAACAGATCAGCTCGGAAACCACCAGAACCAGCTCTAGCAAACTTGTAGTATCCATTGAGGAGAGCCTTAGAACGGGACGGGATGCCAGACGGTCTAGCAGGGATGGCCTTCTTGAACCGCTCGTTGATCGAGAATTTGACACTGGGAGCATCGCGAGCAGAATGGTGTAAACCGAGAGCTGAACCGTTGACTTTGACTTGGCTAGTCTTGCCTGATCCAGGAACCATAAAATCACGAGCATCATTGTCCTGAATCCGAGGTGCCATGAAAGCAGGATCGGCCTGAATGGTGGTTGGCATCTCTCTGGGCAGGGATGGAGGCGTTGGATCGGAGCTCAACTCGGTCTCATTGGTCACCAGGGCTCTGTGCTGCAGCAAATCCCGTATGAACTCAGTACGGTGGGAGTGTTCGGTGCGGACCATAGGACTGTGGGAAGTACCGCGAATAACGGGGGAAGTCATGGCCAAAGACGACAAAGCAGTCGGAGTCACGAACATCGGAACCGCCGGGTAATGAACAGGTTGTCCAAGGGGAGATCTGCGGAACGGTTGAGGACCTGCAACGGTCGGCGGGTCCTGAGGCAAACCGAAGCGTGCAACGACAGTGGGAGGAAGTGCGTTGGCCATATGCTGCTGGACCGCCCTAGCTATTAAAAGCTCGGGG